CCTCCTCGGCAAACGACCCGCCAGCGCGGTTGCTGTATTCGAGTGTGAAGTAAGTCGTCATATCATTAGTCCGTTAATGTTGAGTTGGTGTGATCGGCACAGCGACAATCTGCTGCATGAAGCCATTGTTGTCGCGAACGACGGTGAATTCGTAGGATGTCCTATCCATACGCATCGCAGAGATCTCGGTAAGGGCCTCGGCCACTATCGACATATCTGTGTCTGCTACGGGTCTGGACATGAGTTTCTGCATGAGCTCGATGAGCTGAGACTGGGCCGCGCTGCGGTCCATGTCGGCGCCAGCGGAAGCGCGTTGGGCAGCGACCAGCTCCTTGATCTGGGCGATCAGCTCGTTGAAGCCCTCTATTTTTCGCCGGGTATCTTCATCAAAACTGATGTCGGCGCCCTCAGATCGAAGGGCCGCTATCTGTGCCGGTGTAAGGGTTTCAGCCATCTAAGCAGTCCAGTAGTTTCTTTAGTCGCTTCCGATGCTTAACTTCATCGTCGAAAACCTGTTGCGCTTGGCGCGTCATCTTACCCTGTTTCCCGGTTTTTGCTTCAATGATGGGATCCACGAACTCGACGCCGCCGAAATCTTGCTTGTCGCTGATCCTCGGAATGCTCTCTTCAAGGAGTGCCTGCATCTTCGGATCGTGCTCGGACGAGGTGAAGGCCAGCAGCGTCAGCTCATCGAGGGATTGCTTGTCCATCTGGGCGAAGGTAGTGCCAGCTTTGAGTCGTCGGCGGATCTCGGCCGTTGACAGATCGAGGTCGATATTCAGGCTCTCAATTTCGTGCATCAGGGTGTCGAGCATGTTCGCTCGATCTTGCGCAATTGTGTTGGTCTCAAAAAAGCCATGCACAAGGTCGCCGGCAGCCTCCTGATCTATCGCATCCAGCAACAGCCATGGATCCCGCTGCGCAATGAACCCGGCCTCATGGGCCGCCTCAGCAGCGCCATCGAGTGTATTTCCTGCTTCCCTTATCAAGCCGGGAGCGGAGAGCTTAATGTCGCGAGCCTCGAGCTCAGAGTCCGTCGCCAGACCGCCGCGCTGCTTTAGGAAATCAAACAGGGAGGGGCCGAAGATGTCCCGCTGCTCTGGAACATCGCCAGACTTGAGCTGCTCGATAAGCGGGTCAATGAGCACATCTGCATTCGGGTCAGACAGTATTGCTGGCTCCGGGCCAACGACGCCGCCGAAAACCTCCTTGAACAGGTCCATCGGCTCCATGTCCATGCGTCGGGCCAGGTTCGCAATGCCGTGTAGCACCTCGGCCGAGTAACCCGCTGCATCGGTTGAGTAGTTCAGCGCGAGAAGCTGGCCCATGACATCGGCCTTGATCTTCGCGTCCTGAGTGCGATCGGTGCCGTCGATCTCTGCCGCCAGCTCGGTGATCGTTCGCAACGCCTCAGGCTTGTTGGCCTCGAGCAACCGTGCTTCGCGCCCAGTCATGTGCTCGATGTTCGTTTTTAGGTCCTGAATCAGTCCGTTGTGATGCTCGGTCGGTGCAATGCGGTGCATGTATTCGAGCATCGGGATCTCGACCGCGCCGCCAGACTCGCGGGCCTCTTTCAGATTCTTGACTTTCAGGTCAGCGGCAACCTTGTCAGGATCCGCGCCGACCGACTGGAAATACTCGTCAAAGCGGTCAGCCTGAATGAGCATTGTATCGACGCCTTCGGTCTCGATCAGGTGCTCAACCAAGGAGCGGTAGCTGCTTGGCACATTTTTCATAATCTCTGACTTGCTGGCGCCCTCGCCAAGGTAGGCAAGCACGGTCTCCATGGCTTTCGCGTCACGCGCTTTCTGCAGGTCTCCGGCATACGACATGAGCGGGCCGGGGATCGACAGCAGCATGGTTCCCTTGAAGGTCTCGATGGCTGTTTCCTTGACCGACTCGATGTAAGAATCCAAGTCGACCCGAGCGTCTGGATTATCTTCGACGCGGGCCAGTATGTTGGTGCCGACCGTCATTATGGAATCTTGGAAGATCTCCACCGCGATCTCAGTTCCCTGCACCTCGCCATAGCGTAGGGCCAGTCTGGACGCAGCGTGCTTCAAGGTCTGCTCGGCCACAACCTCCCTGACCAGCTTGTCGGCAATCGCATCAGTCGCAAGGCGCGTGAGCTGGCCAACACCGGGAATGTATTTCAGAATCTTGTTGATGCCGAGGGCCTCGAGCGGAGCCAGAGTTATGCCAAGAGTCTGCGACATCAGGGCTGCATTTTCGTGACTGAATCCCTCCGAGATATAGCGGTTATACATCTCGCCTGTGAGCTGGATCTTGCCACCCTGAGCCATCCCAACGCTGGTGCCTATCGTCAGGCCAGTGGTCCATCCGAGCAAAATGCCTCCAGCACCACCGAACAGAGTACCGGCAGGGCCAGCAAGCATAGTGCCACCGCCAGCGCCGATCTTGCCCATGAGGATCGCACCAGCAGTAGAGCCAATCACGGCCTCCTCTTTGGCTTCCCACATAGTAGCGAGCATCGGCCCGGATATTTTGGCCGTCGAAACAATGAATTTGTTGAGCCAGTTCTCTGCACCAAATTCGTGCGGCTGCACCATCTTTTCAAGCTCTTTGAGGCGCTCGAGATCGCCCTCCTCGAAGTCGCCACCCGCGCGACGATTGCCGATCTGGTTCATCTCCTCCTGCGCCCAGGAGCTCGCATAACCGAGTTTCATCGGGCGAAACGCTCGCTCGATGTAGCTCATGTTTTTCTCGTCTTGCAGCAGCACCGACAGATTCATCGGATTTTCAGCGGCGAAGGCAGCGAAGGCCGGCGACTCCTCCATCCACTTGTCGACGCTAAAGTCAGACCGCTTCCATGCGACCTCGAGGTTGTCGAGATCCGCGTCAATGAGCTCCAGAGGAATTCCGGTGTTGGCGCCTACGGTGAGAATTCTGGCCGAACGGGTAGGATCGAGCTGAGACTCATTGGCCGCGTTGATGCGATTTTGCTGATCGAATCTGCGCTGCGACTCCTCGTATAGAGTGAGCTCAGCCATCAGAGATTTTCTCTATCTGCCAGTTGGTCGAGCGCCGCTTTCGGTCCCTTGGTAATCAGATAGAAATACGCCTGCTCCAGCAGATCCTCGTCCATCTCAGTGCCGGCAGGCTGCAGCGCCTTGAAGTTGTTTTTCAGGAAATCAATCGTCAGGCCGCTAAACGAGCCATATTGCGGATCATCGTATGACATGAATGTATTGAAGGCCGTCTTGCCATTTGCGTCGACAGTGTCGAGCGGGATGTATGCGTTCAATTTCTGGTCTGGAGTCATTGCCTCAACCAGAAGTTGCTTATCTTTTTTCCACGGCACATCAACGAACGCCTCAAAGCGTAGGACCTCGGCCATCACTTCGCGCCTCTCGGTCGGTGACAGCTTGCCCTCACCACCGAGGCGCACCACCTCGGCGTCGTAACGGATCATCAGAGTCGCCCATTGTTGCTTGAGGGCATCGCTGTCAGTGCCGGTCGGCTTGCGATCGAAGTACGGCGTTTCGACCAGCATTTGCCCAAATAGCGTGAGCGTTGGCAGCCCGGCCTCCGGTACTGGCGGCGTGGCGCTGGCGATGCTTTCACGGTCCTGCCGGGACGACTTGAGCCACAGCTCTGCAGTACCGCGGTCAATGTTGTCAGACCATGTTTTCACTGGATCGGTCGCATTCTCAGTTGGCATGTAGTCATCTGCAGACCAGTTCTGGCGCTCCTCAGGTGTCAGATTCTCGAATGCCTCGAGCGCCTCAAAGGTGGTGTGATCCGAGAACCCCTGACCTTCGTGCCATCTTTTCGAGAACGCACTGAGGCTTCGCTGCATGGAGTCAGGCAAGGACGCAACGGCGGTGCCATCAAGCGTGTAAAAGGACTCGTCGTTGTCACGTATCAGATCCCGAAGCTCACGGTCAGTGGCCCTCCAGTCCTCTTGCCGGATTTCTCCCTGCATTTTCAGCTCGCGGGCATCGGCAGCCTCGGCCGATAGTCTGGCTTCTGCACTGAGCCCTGACTCACGGTAATAGGCCGCGCGCTCCTTCATCTGGTCGATACCGGGGAATAGATACCACGCCTGATCCTTGGCCGCGAAACCCTCCTCGAGGTACTGGTCAATGTCGTTGACCTTGCGTATTTTTTCCAGCATTTGCACGCGCTCATTGAGCGGAATGAAATCAGCGATCGAGTCTGATCCCTCGCCGGCAGCGATCTGTTCCCGCGTGATCCGCTCGCCTTGCGCCCTGGTCAGCGCGACGGACTGCTCCAACACGGCCTCAGCCACCTTCGGGTCCATGGCCTCCACCCGTTTTCTTGATGTGTCCGTGACAAATTTCTGAGTCTCGGCCTGATGCTCGGTAGGCTCCAAGAAGCCCGCAGTTAGTAGCGAGTTTGCGTGGTCAAGGTAAGCGAACATCGCATCCCGAGCTGTCTGGGCATCCTCGGCAGCCATGATGACACCCTGCAGCTCGACGCCATGCCGTCTGAATGTGGCAACATTCCAGTCGATCCGCTTGACCCGAGAGTTCTCACCAACGGCCACCGAGCCGCGTTCGTTCATCAGGCGGGCCTCAACGTCGAACAGGTTGCGATCTCGGCTTGACCTTACCGTGGGGAACAGGCGCTCGTAGTGACCCTGCATGGCCACCCTGTACCGCTCATCGTGTGTGTCGAAGTCCTGATCGTCCTTGAGTTTCTCGCGCTCTTGGATGTCCGCGATCAGGTATTCATTTTTGGCGTTTGAATAGCTGAGCGCGTCATCCTTTTCCTTGTGCTGGATCGCCATGGTGGCAAACGTAGTAGCCGCATTGGCCAGAGCATCAGCGACCTCCGCCTCACCGCTGCCGGGCAGGTCGATACGATTGGATCTGAGGGCGACCCGAGAGCCGTAATCAGCAGGTTGTGGGAGTGTTGCCATTATCCGTCCTTGAATCTGCGCTCAGTAGGCGTCAGTGGAGTGTTCTCGAAATCCCGCGCCTCCATCTCATACGGGTGAGTCATGTAGCCGTAGCGAGCCAGCCAGTATAGATATTTGATGTAAAACGTCCACCAACCATCGCGCATGACCTGATATACGTGCTCCATCTCATGCCGAAAAAGCTGGTCGGAGCAGTCCTCCTTGGCAGCGCGAACGAACATAAACGGGTATAGCACCCATGCCGTGTAAGGCTTGCGGATCAATCGTGAGCTGTAACAGACGCGCAACTTCATCAGGTGCTATCCGCCTCGAGTTGTAGTGATGCCGTATCAATGTCCGCGCCGCCGCCAGTGGGTCGCATCCTGAGCGTGCCGTTCCAGTTTTTAACAGATGTTGTGATGACCTTGAATTGGATGGATCCGCTGCCCGGATACCAGATGCCTTGAAGATTCGGGCTATTGAGGCTGCCAATGCCAGAGATCTTGTCAGCCCTGAAATCGAAGTCGGCCTTCACGAAGCTGCCACCACCATCCCATGTACCGATATCTGGCAAAGCGCCATCTTCGTCGAAGGCTCCGATATTGCCGCCAGACTCTATATCTATCCCGGCCGTAGCCTCGCTCGGATCGAAGGAGAAAACCGAGAACGGGTCGCCAGTGAACGCCGGGCTGGACGGACCACCACCTCCCGGCTCAGCCATCGCCATCCTTATTGCATGACCAAAACTCATGTGAGCTGCCTGCCGGAGATCTTCCACTGGCCAGCAGAATTCTTGAAGGCTACGGCGAAGCCGCCATTGGCCAGACTACGGGTTCCGGTCGTGCCGTCATCAGCAAATATCAGCGTGTCAGATCCGCCAATGGCAATCGACAGGCTACCGCCGCCATCGTTATCGAAAGCGATCCAGGTGCCGATCTTGTAGTCCACCGAAGCCTCGGCCGCGATGGTGAAGGTCTCGCCAGCGCCGCCTGAGTTTTTGCGGATCGTCTTGCCCTTATCCCCGATGACGGTCGTGTAGTTGCCGTTCTGCAGGTTGACCTCGGATATGGATGGATCTATGACCTGATCGGTGCCGGCATCCGATGTGAACATCGCCACGTTGTCGACATCGTTGCGAGCCCAGAACTGGCCAAAGGCCGTGACGTCTGCGACCGCCGCCGCGCGCTCCTGCAGGTAGAAGCCGCCAGTCTGCCGCCATGCCGGAATGTGCTCGGTGTAGAGATACCCGCCTGTGCCGACCATCGTCATCACACCGGCATTGACGCTCGATGAGATCTTATCGGTGCCGTCGCTGATGCCAATGGATCCCTCTGTAGTCAAGTTACCCGAGGCCTGAATGATCGTGATGTTGTTGGCCACCAGCCAGTTGGAGCCGCCAGAGTCACCAGCCAGCACCGAGCCGGCCGATGGATTAGGCAGAGAACTGGAGGACTCGAGCTCCCAGTCGGCATCTCGCCTGACGTAGCTCATGCCGTCGATCGGAGCCTCAGCAATGCCGGCTGATGTCGGGTCGTAGTAGGTCGAGAAAACGATCGGATCAGCACCGACCTCGAGTGCATCCGGTACGCCGTCGACGTTGTAGAGAAGCATCTCGCCATCCGACGAGCGGTAGCTCGGGACGATGGTGCCGCCTACGATGTCTCGATTGCCGTCAAAGTCGCCATCGCGGACCCAGGCTGAGTCCCGCACCGAGTAAATTCCGTTGTCGATCGGATCGGTCTGGGCAATCAGCAGCACCCGGTCATTTCTCGAGGTGAGAAAGCCATTGATGGTCTGGCCAACACCACTGAGCGTCGTGACGTTGGTGATCGCGGTCGTATGGACCGGCGCCTTGATGGCCAGTCCAAGAACGAATCCAGCTACTCTGAAATTGGTAGTCATTTATTTCCCCGGCCAGAGTGTAGTTCGTGGAAGAGTCTTAGACGGCGAAAAACCGAAGCCTTCTGGCGATGTAGCCATGACCCCACTACCGCCATGCTTGGCTCTCAGTGCTGCAGGGGAACCAGATACCGGCTTCGCCCCACCGCCGCCGCCCATACCCATGTAACCGGACACGGCCGAAGTGATGCCGTTGATGTAGCCAGCGGTCTGCGCGGCCTTGCCTTCACGCTCTGCCGCCTCGGCACGGAACTGCAGGCCCTCGGCCTCGTTCAAGCCATTCCACAGAACCGACATGACGCGATACTCGCCCTCGGCGTTCAGGTCTCCGAGGAGCTTGGTGATTCCATCGGTGCCGGCGCCTGAGGCACCAGCCACCACAATGGCGCGCGAGTGCATCAGCTTCTTGTTGCGGATCTCCTCGGCCATCTCGCGGGAGGTAATGGCCATCTGCCGGCCAGCGGCGTCACGGTATCCCTGCGCCTCCTGTTTCTTGAGACTTCTGGCCTCCTTGCCCTTGTAGGCTCCGGCGACCATCATTACTGCTGCGACTGCTATCTGTGCCATTTTTCAAACCATCCGTAGTAGACGCCTTCCATGTGTTCAAACCCCAGTCGATTCAGCGTGATGCAGCTCTCAACGGTTGCCGCCAGTGCTATCACTGGCCCCCGGTAATCTCGGCACCAATCGAGTGCCTTGCGCAAAGCCCGCATGATGGTAATTGATTTTATGTAGGGCTGCAGCTCAGGCTTGTATTCGGTGAAGAATTTGCCAATGCCCTGCTCACGAACGATGCCAATAAATCCGGCAGGTTTCCCATCCAGCAGAATGACGAACGCACGAATGGTGCCGCGATGCGGCTCGCCGTAATACTCAATAATGTCCGCGGCTGTCGCGAACCTTGACTCGATTAGCGGCGTCGGCGCTGGTTGCTTCTCTTCTCGACCGACTCGAATTCCGCTATCGCTGCCAAGATCGTTGCAGGCCGCGGTGACGCTGCTTGCAGACATATTCTTGAATCCGGTATCCATTCGCCACCAAAGGCAAAATTGTCCTCATGGTAATCCTCCCAGACTGTGCCGCCCTCTGTGACCTGACCTTGCTCAACGAGCGGCAGATCGTCCAGGTTGTCAAAATCTGGCCCGTATTGCAGGCCTTGAAAATGCAGGTTCTCAGCAATGAAGCCGAGCCGATTGACCTTCTTAACTTCCAGCATTCCGATGCCATCGAGGGCGCCGAGCTTGGCGCTCTTGAACCGGGCCGTGTAGGCCAGTCCGAAAATGATGTTTGAGTACGGTGTGTTGTCCACGACCTCGCCGTCGATCTCGAGGATCGTCAGATCCAGCTCGCCCGGTGTGCCGAACTGAGTGACCGTGCCGACGCCGCGATCCTCACCATCTGCCCAGACGACCACCTCCAGACCTGAAAGGCGCTCGAGGTCGATGAGCAGACTGGTCGGGGTGCTGTCGTACTGGCCCCATGAGTCCGACAGGTAACTGTTATCGCCGCCAATGGCCTCAGACTCCTTGGACCACTTCTGCAGGAATCGCTCCTCGCCGTCCTCGGTGTTGAATCCCTTGACCGTGTAGTAAACCTGATCCTCCTCGACACCGGGCAGCACCGCGACGTCCTCAACACACCAGCCAAGGCCGCCAATCACGACCTCGCACCAGCAGATGACGTTCTCGAGTCGATCGTAGACCAGCATTCCGACAGTGCCGTCAGTTCGCACACAATGGACGCGAACGTCAGGCTTCATCTGCACGGCAATCTGCTTGATGCCGGCGACGTTGTAGTCTGGCGCGAAGATCGACAGGTCGATGCTGGTGTAATCAGTCGAGTTTGGATCGTAGCTGAGCTCGTAGAGGCGTTGCAGGGTCCGGTCGACAAACACACCCTTGCTGGAGATTGTCTTGATGTTGAAATTGAACGGAGTTAGCGCCTCGTCGAAGGAGCTCGAACGCACACCCAGAGGATGATTGCCGTCGATCCTGGCGGCGTCGATGTCGGCCGCGTTCTCGCTCGTACCCATCAGCAGCCGGCCAAAGGACTTCATCCAGTTGATAACGCGGATCGGGCCTGAGCCGATGTTGCGATTGATCGGTCCAGAGTCACCCTCGACCTCGTCATCGAACGACTGGTAAGCATCTGACACTGAGCCGTAGATGCGGTCGTTGCCGGCAAACCAAAGGCGATTCTCATGGATATCGACGGTCGAGGGATAGCCGGTAGCGGCCGACCATTTTCCGAGCTCCCAGTCCTTTGTCGCGTCCAGAGATCCGAAAGGTTGCAGCACGTAGGCGCTGATGACGGTCGAGGAGGTAAAGCCGTTCATGCGGGCGATGCCGGTCAGCGAGCCGTTGGTGTAGCTCAGGGTGCAGTTGATCGTGTTGGACGACCAATCGCCAGCCTTGGCGCCAATGCGATAGAAAATGATCTGGCCGTCCTGCTCATCGAGGAAGGTCGTGTTCGTGTTGGTCGTGTATTGAGGCGTCAGGTCATTCCATGGGCCGGAGTCAGAGCCGATGGAGAATTGCACCGTGATGGTGGCTACTCCGGGCGGGATGTTCTCGATGATGATGCCGAACCGTCTGGCCTCACCGCTACCGCTGACGCGGATCGCTCCTGAGAACTGGTCGGAAGCCGTAACCGCTTGCGTGACGACCTGACCCTGACTTTGCGCCCGGATCAGTATGCCAGCACCAAAGATGGAGCCACCCATGGTCTGCTCGAATATAGGGTTGCTTGCTGTAATCGTGATGTCGCCCTCGATGGCGCTGACAGTAATGGTTGTGGACGACAGGTTGAGCGTCTGGAACGGGCCGTCCTCGGGACCGTAGTCCACGATCGACCAAGATCTGCCGAAGCTGGCACCGTCGCCGCGGCGTTCGATGCGCTTCATGTTCAGGTCCCGCGAGAGCGCCCAGATGACGTCACCGGACTGCGCCCATCGCACCGCCCTGACCTGTTCCTCAAGCGACCAGCCAGTCGCCAGTGTTACCACACCCGCCACGGCAACGCTGACGGCCGGGACAATCACCCGGTAATTACGATCGTTGGCCAGTTCGATGAAAAAATGATCCTGGTCGGGAATGAATGCGAGATTGTGACCGCCCTTGCCGAGCTGAGTTTCGGAGACCAGCTCGTCGCCATTAAGCGTAGTGCCAACCCGCACGCGGCAGAATTCAGTCGATACCACGATAATCAGCGCGTGTTCGACGGCGGTCTCGCCGGCATCCACTTCGACCCGTTGCGTCACCTTGGCGGAATCATCGCCTGTGCCATCGAGGTTGAGGACGTTTGGCACCGCGGCACCAGCACCAGCCTCGGCCGTTGCACCGCCGTCTGAGTCATCCTGCCAGTCGTTCGCACCGACACCCAGAGCTGAATCGAAACCCGGATCTGTGACCGTGGCCACAACATCGACCCGCTCGAGCAAGACATCATCAATGCGAATACGCATGTAGCCGGTGACACCGAACTCGAGCAGGGCGGTGTCATCGACGCCGAAAACAAACGGCATCTGGCGCACCAGATTGAGGTCCTCGTTCATCGTGTCGATGAATTTCATGCCCGGTCTGAGCATCATCGAGCCGAGCACTCGAGGAATGAAATTGGTCTGAATCTCGGCCGACATGGCCATGCGATCGAGGTCCTGCCGGGCCAGACCGCGCTTGGAAACTACGCCTCGATTAAAGGCGAGTAGGACCTTTTCTCCAACAGCCATGGCCTATCCAATCAGTTGATTGCGTGAGCCACCATCGAAATCGGCGTTGCGGAACCCTTGCCGAGACCGAGCCCAACCGCCCTTTGGAGCGAACTTGGCCGGATCTTCCATGGCATCTGTCGACTTCGCCTCGAGAAGCCATTGCTTGTACCAGCGTGCGAGCTCGTTGGAGCTGTAGTCGATGCCAGTCAGGCGGGGTGCCACTTTCATGGCCATGTAGTGCTCGACCATCTCAGTGAAATTCGGCGGCCACAGTGAGAAGTCGCCACCGAACTGTTCGTCATTAGACACGTATTTCACGTAGATCGGGTCTGCATCCGAAAACCAGAAAGAACCCTCGCGGGAATAGCGGGTTATCGGGATCTGGAAATACTCGTCATAGGCGACGGCCATCGTCCTGAGCCAGTCGCTCGGACTTTCAAAGGCAAAGATGTAGCCAAAGGACGGAGTAATGCTCGGACTTGAATCGAGCTGCACCGTTCGTTGAGCGAAATTCCACTGGCCCATCTGCAACACCCGGTTAATCAGGTCGTTGTCGAAGATGTCATCCAGCTTGAATCGAGGCTGGCGATTCTCAGTGAGTGATGCGAGCTTGCGATCGCCAAGGATGGTCAGCGCACCGTTGTAGAGAGAGAGCTTGTCAGTCATCGTTTACTCCAGGCCTGCGCATCCCTGCGCAAATGTTCAATCCTTGATCGGCTATCTTAGAACGGCAGCTTCGTGATTCTGCGCGTAACGCCGGGCAAGGGCTTCGGTCTCAAAACCGTCCTTGAGAGGCTTGCTCTCACGGATAACGCCCCACTTGTGGTGGCTACCAAGGAACTTGATCTCGTAGATCGAAGGCAAAACAATCGCCTGCTCCAGTGGGGCCATCTCAAAGAGCGACTCTTTGACCACATGAGCGTAAAGACGGCCAGCACCAACTACGTGCAGGACCAGCTTCCACGCCATGTTATCGGGCATACAGACAATTTCGTCGCCGGGGCGAAACCTAATGGCAACGTGACGCCAAAAGCTCTCGTCTAAGCAATCCTCGGGTGTGACACCCATCGGCACATCGGCACGCCAGCGGTTTGATTTCTCGACCTCGAGGCCTATACGGCCCTCGTTGATCGGCTTCGCGGTGCTGCCCTCAGGCTGTTCCTCAACCTGATCGGGTAATTTTTCTGCTGTTGCTGTTTCAGACATTTTCGGTCTCCGTGACAAGAAAGGGCGAGCCCGGATGAGCTCGCCCTCGCATTGTCGCGCCTGACTCTTGCCTACGTCAAACTTACGGGTTGCTGAATGACGTTACTGCAACGAGGCCAGCGGCGTCGATCGTATCAACGATCATCCACTGTGCATCGACCGCAGTCTCCACGAAGGCAATGATATCACCGACCCGAAGGCCCTGATCGTTGCCATCGTCGATGTAGTCGTCCGCGACCATGGTGGCGAGAACATCGCCGCCAGTGTCACGGTAAACCCACATTGCCGAGCTCCAGCCAGCGTTTGCAAGGTTTTCACCTTCACCCATTCGAGGGATGCAGACGTTCAGATTGTTAGCTGCATATGCCATTTCTGATTCTCCTCAGCTTACGCGATCAGCGTGTTGTCGATGATGTTGATAACGACGACACCGCTGTCTTGCAGCAGTTGTGAGCCCATGTAGATCGAGCAGCGAGACCAACTGTAGTCCTGCTCCTCGTCATACCCCGCCCGCGCCTCGATGTTGTCAGCATTGTAAGCATGACCAATCGAATTGCGGTGATACGCATACGCCTCACCAGTCACCGTGGTGTTGCCCGGAAGATCAGGATGCACGATCCAGTTCATTCCAAGCCACTTGTACGACTGTTGGCGATCCCGCCACGCTTGCGGCACGTTGTCGATCGGGCCGTTTTGCGTGAAATCGCGGGAAGTGAAGGATGCCAGCGTGAGCATGACGCCTTCAAAGTTCGGCGTGACCAGCATGGTGATGCGGCCGTCATACGGAACATCGGCCTGACCGAGGCGAGTTTTAGCCTCGAGGCAGAGATTCAGCGTAGGAGCGGCAGCAGCGCCAGTGTTGACGGTGCCGGTGGTTAGCTCGCCAATGATGTCTTGGTCAATCTTACGATTGATGACGGCGAGGCAGGTCATTTGCATGATCGCGCGCTGGTTGCCCTGCGAAGCGAAGATGTTGAAATCGGTCTTGCGAACGAGATCATGCCACTCGACCAGTGTTGCGACTGGCTGAGAAAGATCGTCGCCGCGTGCGGGGATTAGCCCATTCACGCCGCGCGTTTTGGCGGTCGCACCGCCAGACCCGGCTACCAGAAACGTCGCCTGATTGCCTTTGATGACAGCCTCAGTCGTTGTGCTTTCGCGCAGTAGTGACTGTTGCTGCTCAAACGCGGCGATGAATTCCTGCCGGTATTGAATTTGAAACGCTGTTTCAGCCATTTGGCTTCTCCCAGATAAGTTGAATAGGTCCGTTATTCGACTGGTCGGGTTAGCCTGACTTGCGGCTCGAGGGTTGACCTTGCGGGGCCTCGAGGGTCGGCATCAGGAGCCGGTTGTGGCGCTGGAGCCGCGAGAGCGGGTTAGCCAGCTAATGTCTTGGCGCCGAGAATGACTCAGCAATCTCAGGATGTCAACTTGAGGTACTGATCGACCCCGAGTGCTTGGTGCCGCCAGTGGTGGCTTTCCTTTTCTTGAACACCGTTCTGGCTGGCGGCTTTCGATAGCTCGCAGGATGGCGCTTGAACTTCTGGGGGCCGGCGTAAGTTGTCATCGGAGCGGTCTCGGCCACTACAATTGGCGAAGGCGTACCGGCCCAAGTGGCGTGCCACCGCCGCGCCTGCCAGGACGTCTGGCCGCGCCAGTTGGTGCCACGTTGGAACCCGGATCGCCCGGATCTATGCCGGTCAGTGCCTTGGACCCACCATCCCGAGCGGACAGTGCTGATGCTGTCCTTGCCTGCCCGAAAACCTTTTTCATCAGATTGGACATCAATAGCTCCTTGCTGTTGATACGACCGATTTCACCTTGACGGCCGCGGGTTTGCTGCTCTTTTTGCCAGCGTTCCGCATGACCGTCTTGGCGCTCCGAGTTTTCCTTGCCTTCTTACGCTTAGGCATCTATGACATCACCGGGCTGAATTGCGCGAGTGTTGTCGTCGATTACGTCACCGGGCCGAACACTCTCGACCGAGATAACCTCACCGGGTTGTAGCTGTGCCATGTCGTTCTCCTATCCCGTTTTACGGGCATCGTGGTCAATGCGAATCTGCAGCAGCTCGCGGTAACGCTCCTGCATCTTATCGTCCTTGTTGTACTTGTCGCGATCCGAGCGCATGAGATCCTCGATACCCTTGATCTCGTCATCGAGCGTCTGCTGCGCCGTGATTCCGGTTTTCGGTGCGAGCTGGTGTATCGGGTTGAGCTTGCGCGAAATACTCGCCAGTCCCTCCAGTACGCCGGGAATGTTCATAATCGCGCGGCCATCAGCATCTCGAGCGTTGAGGATCGCTTGCGCGTTCTCTTCGCCAAAGGTGGTCTCGATCAGGGCGCCGACCAAATTGATGTTGGCACGGTAGTCCGTACCCCATTCGGCCCTGAGAGTGTCCTCAGTCTCCTGATGGTGAGTGTTATCCAGATCGGCCATCGCGTCCTGCTGCTCCTCGGCAAAACCGTTGTACCACTCGATGACCTTGTGCATGACAGCCGGCTCGACGTTCATTTCGTGCATGGCGCCTGCGAATTTACCGAAGATTTCCTTGTCATCGTCACCAAGCACCAGCCCCTCGGGCAGATCCTTGAAGTAGCCCTCGGACTCGGCCGGGATGCCATTGGCCAGCCGGAAGGCTGCCAGATCCTCAGGCGTGGCGTTTTCGTCTGGCACCACTCGCAGGTTGCCGCTGGAGATCTTGCCTTGCGCTTCACGGAAGGCCTTGCCCATGTCGCCCGGCGTTGAGAATCGCTCGAGCTGCGACTTGAACTTGTCATCATCGCCAGCATAGGCGTCACGCCAGTTGGCGTTCTGCGCCGTCTGCGCTGAGTCGATCAGCGCGTCCTGGGTGTCGAAACTCTTGAGGAATTCGACGCGCTCGGGCGGCGTGTCGTCAGTGACAAATTCCTTGAACCAGTCAGGCTCAGAGGGATCAGTGATCGGGTTTGTTATCGGGTCTACGGTTGACATCGTCTATTTCTCTCGCTGCTATTTTGTCGGGGTCAGTCCTTGCGATGGCCGACTTTAGCATCCATACCAAAGTGGTTCCTATAAAACGCTTGCCCTCGGCAAACGCTGTTGCGTGCGTGTCGCCGGGGCGATAACTCTGATCGTGCGTGCCGGCTGCTCGTAAAATGAAAGGCAGTATCGCCTTTTGCTGGCGCGGTGAGGCGTTACCCTCGTACAGCGCCCGGATCGCCTGCAATTCCTTCTCGGTGTAATCAGCCCGCTCGGTCGGGTCCTTGTGCGGCAGACAGTCCTCGATAGTGTCTTGAACCGTCATGCAGCGTCGGCCTGAGCCATACTGGCCTCAGCCTGACCGACATCCCTTGCGGCCTCTGCTCCTGTTCTTGCGAGCTCGGCCTCTTCCTGAGCCTGAGCCATCTGGTTTGCCTCTTCGATCTGTGCGTTGACCTGATCCAGCGGCACCAAGTTCTTGGCCGGCAGACCGATACCCTCGAGAGCATCCCTGAGCGTGCCAGTCATATCGACGTTGTAAACGGCGGTCGGATCTATCTGCATGGCCTGAGCCAGCAGCTCGGATGTTTCCATGAACACCGAAGCATTCTTGCGCTCGATGGCGTCATGCAACGGGCTGACAAACTTGAAGTGGACCTCGCGGCCCTGCAGCTCCTCGGGCATATCCTGTATGGATCCGAATGCGCCAGCGCGCAGAAGCAAGTCAAAGGTATCTTCACAAAGTTGACCGTTGTATTCGTGCTCCATCGGCTCAAATAGTGGCAAGGCTGCCCTGACGTATTCCTCCACGCGCTGACCCACCTCGAACGCAGTCATGTCGCCCTCGGGAGGCGGCAAGGTGAGCTTGTTCAAATAAAAGGCTTCGGAGAGCATCGACATCTGGTGATCGCGAACCTCGTAGCCCAACGGCAAACCGCGGCGATCCTGATTGATCGGTCGCAGCACATCGCCCTTGCGCTCGTCGTACTCATGGTCGGCCCAGGTGATGCCGCCAGCGAACAATTGAATGTCCGAACGGACTGCGTCCTGAGTTGCAACCATCGGCGGCCGCACGCTCATCTCGCCTGCTTCCAGTAGCGTCAACGACATTGCTTGGAGCAGGCGAGCATCTGGCAGGCCTGCAATTGTCGCGGGTGAATAAGCGTACTGGCTGCCAGATACAGTCTGCCAGCGCGGCAGGGTGAAGCCTCGAGAGGTCGATCCCTGTTCGTGCATGATGTGATTATTGAGCATGTCCAGATAGACGATCATCCATGGAAAGCCCTCGCCTTGGTTCTCTTGGCCGCGGTACATATCGGTAGAGATGACGAGGCGCAGGCATTCGGTCGTTTTCAGGTTCTCGATGCCAGTGGCCCACCGGGCGATGTTCGGATGCAGCGCCTCGGCGCCAAACATCTGCGCGAGCTGCTTAATACTCGGCTTCCACTTGACGTAGATCTCACCGATTTTGCCGGTCTCGTTCTCCGACCAAGCGACGTCGCGAAGATGCCAGCAGCGGTACAGCAAATGTGGCGTGGAAAGGTTCCAGTTGATCTCCTGAGAGATGCAACACTGGCCGAAGGCGGCGAAATCCGCATCGCCTTCTGTGGTGGCCCGCACGAAGCAGGCCAGACGATCGTACATGGCCCACTTCTGGCGCTTGGTGGCCCATTGCAGCCACGCCTTGCTGGCCTGAGTGAGCAAGTCCTCTTCATGCACCGAGACCTTGAACCACTGTTTTGCGCGTGGCCTGAGCATCGCGGCTAATGACGTCGACAGCTCACGATGCACGATGATCGGATAGCTCGAATACAGGTGTTCCGCGAACTCCTCACCGATATAGCGGGTGAGCGTAAAGTCAGCGCGTTGTGGGTAGAAGTTCTCTGCGATCTCCTGCCAGAGCGTCGTCAGCGCCTTGCGCTCGTTGTACAGCGACAAGCCGCGCATTATCAGGTCAGTGGGCTTCATCCAAGTGTGTCGCGGTCGGTGAGGATGGTTTTCGCTCGAGCTGAGCGACGTTTAGCGGCCTTGCGGCGCTCGGTCCTGCGAATGTCGAGCTCGTCAGGGAGTGCCGCATCACTAAACATCTTGTTTTTTGCGGCGGTGACACCGCGAGCCACTTTGTCAGCCTTGTAGCTGCGTACTTCCCTGTTGGTGTGGAAGCCCCTGCCCAGAGATGCGTTGGAAAACTTCTGCACAGTTTTCTTGATCCCGCTCATCGGTTCCTTCTCCTTGGTCCCATATTTACAGAATGCCGTCGATTGACGTTGCCGAGCATCGTACCCGCAATTTGATCCTTTCGCCATTCGTGGATGTGTGTGACTGCTCGAGCCCCAGAACTCCATGCCTGCACCACGGCATCGCCGCGGTCTGGCGAGCGGCCCAGGAGCTTCACCACTTCCTTTTTCGACATCACCTTGATGCCGTTTGGCGTCAGCTCCCAA